CTCCCGAAGGATTTTCCAGACCTTTCTTAGGATTAAATAAGTCCTAAAGGGTACATTAGTACCATCAACGTGAGTTAGAATGTCTAAATTGCTCTCTTTGCTACTAGCATCAAGGTTCTTAGTAATAATTGGATTTAACTCCTTTAGTTACTTTATTTAACATTAAAAGTACAGAGGATTGATCGTCATTAAATAATGTACGTTCTTTCGCTGTAATTTTAAATTTAAATTCTAAACGTTCGACTTTATCTAGAAGAGTTGTAGCGTGATCGATAGTTAAGTTATGCCTGTAATAAAAACAGTCATCCTCAATTATAGATTCCACTACATCTTCGAAATCTTCTAAATCCTCATTTATTAAAACATCTTCAAACCATCCAATAATTTGTGATTGTTGAAGTCTATCTAAAGACTCTCAATTATTCACTAATTTGGATGCTTGATTTTGAATAATATCTGTGTAACTTGCGGATAAGGCTTTAGCTTTAGCTAAAGCCGTATTAGCGATTACATTTCCAAATTCAGGTTCATAATCTGAATACATTTCAGATCGAACATCTTCATTTGAAAAAGGATAAGAAGGAAGAACATTAGTTGTAACTACTCTCTGTATTAATTTACACGAATCATTAATAGGGATTCTAAGGTGAGAAGTCGAAAAATCGAATTCATCATCATTAGGATCTACTAAAGATTCAAATAACCATCGGTGCGGTATCTTATGTTTTTTACATAAGGCCCCTAGAATGGCTAATACAGGAGTTATTACCATCTTATTCTTATAAGATGCTAAAGAACTACCATCCCTTGATATAGAAGTTAAAATGGAAGAACAAGTTTGGATTATTCCTCTTTCAACAAGATTGAAGAATGTCCCTACTCTTTCACCTAGAGATGAAGATAACAATTGAGAAAATGAAATTGGAGATACATTAGTATTTCCAATACAAGTTCTCTTTGCAAATTCAAACACAGGTAAAGTCGGAGATACAATTGATTTAGATAAATTAATTGTTACTCCTAATTCTTTCGTAACCTCTAAATATCTCTGGGCTAGTTCAGAATCAAATACTACTAAATCATCACCTAAAATTTCATATCTATCTTCCCATTTATTTAAAATAAATAAAGGAGATGAATATTGTAAAATTCAATGGTGCGTTATAGCCAGCATAGCTCATGAACTTTTCGCCCCCATCGGTTGACCTACTTGATATCGAACGAAGTCTTTATCATATGTAGTTTCATACTCGTGAGAAGGGATAGCATAGTCTCTGTCTATCAACAGTTCCCGTCAGATTTTACCTAATCCTTTAATAAACAAGTTATCAATGATACTTGAAGATAAAAGGACAGGAAGTCTGTCAGTTGCTGCTGATAAATCGAATGAATATGCACACCCATATTTTACTGCCTTTTCCTGAGATCTTCTAATAGATTGTTCCTGATCGAATGTACCATCATTTGGTATAATTCGGAGGAGATCAAATAGAGAATCATGAAGAGGAGTTAAAATACTCTGAGTTAATGAATCTACTATAGCAAAGACTCGCAATTTACCAGCTGCTTCCTCTTTAAAAGCTAATTGTCCTAATTTGTAACTTCAACTTTTTTTCGTTTTTAAAGAAATTATTGTTTGTTCACTAAGGTGAAACAACTCAATAGCGTCTTTGATACGAGAATAAAATTTAGTTACATTATGACGATTAGATTTTAAGATTCTTAAGTACGCTAAAATATTCTCCTTAATAGGAGTAAATTTATCTGTACAAAAGATTAATGCAATATCACTTAGAATTCCTTGTCAGGATTCTTTGTTAGTTGCTGAAGCAGCCCTAGAAATAACAAAATTTCTAGGAGCCAATCTAACATGAGTTTTTCATAACTCATAATTAGGTAAGCTTTGGAAAACATTTTTAGACTCAGCTACTTTACAATAAAGTACGAGACTATTAAAGTTTCCAGTAAATTGAGATACAATAGTAGAAACTGAGAGGGTATATGGAGCCTTTAATACTCTATATACAGAAAAGATTGAACTTCAGAAGATAATAACAGATTTATGGTTTCTCTTTATCATAGCCCTATCTCTAGGACCAATGATAGTGGGAAGACCATTAATTAAACGAGGTAAAGGAAGATCTTGTTCAAGATCCCTTAAACTCTTTAATTTATCACCTGCTAGACTCTTCTGCAGTGCTACATAACAAGCCTTTAACCATTTAATGGTATAAAGGGAACCATGATTTTTATTTAATGTAAGAATCAAGGTTCAAAGCTTTAGTACTATTCTAACTCTTAACGTTAGCCCTGTTGATCGACCAAAAGATAATTTAATAATTTTCTTTATGGAGATCGACAAAGGGGTTTTATTTACATTTTTAAGTAAATAATTCCCGATGGAGAACACCTTAGATGTTACTAATCTCCTCTTTTTGAACATATCTAATCGACTGATTTTTTTAATAATTTTATTATTAGATTTCATAGATTAGTTATTGTTCCTTTTAATTACTCTGCTAATCAAATTAACAATTTGGTTAGAATTATTGATTTGAAAAAATCAAGAGTATTCCCAATTAAGGGTACCTTAAAAACATAAAAGGTATAGAAGATAAAGATGAAATAAGAAACGAACTAAAGCTCCGCTGTTCTTTTCAGGACGGCAGTTCTTTGGTCCAACCTAAGAGCGAATAAGCAATAAAGATTGTTATTCAACCTCTAGAACTTCTAACCAAAAATCAAGGAGGGTCTCTAAAAGTACATTAGTACGGACTGAGATAGCCCTCGAT